TAATGCTAAAGTGCAGAAATACAGACAACAACTGTTATACTTTGATGGTAAACCTGTTTCTAAACGAAATAAGGAAAAAACAGATATAGTTATGGCAAGTTGGTTTCCAATGAAGGTTTTTAGGCGTATGCAAAAAGAGCATGCTGCTGATATAGGATTGGATTACAACCCTAGTTATGGAGAATACAAGATGACAGATATGAATGACGCACCATGGGGATAGAAAACTTAGACATTAAATCTTATAAAGAGATTGTTAGAAATGCTTCCGAGTTAACTTCTGGAAAGCTAGTGCAAGAAAGACAAGTTTCTAAAGCTAGAATAAAAGCTATTTTAAATGGTGGTGCAGATGGCATTAAAGCATTACTAGGTAACACAATGGAAACCTCTGATGCTGATTTACTACCAGCTCCTAACATGTTGCAGTCTGGTATTGACCGACTTGCACAAAAGATTTCAGGTATACCTCAAGTACGAGTAGATGTACCTAATGATAATGATTCTACTAGAAGTAAAATGCGTGCTGATAAACTAGAACGTATTGTTACTAACTATGATGACAAACAAAATCTAAATTTACAATTAGCACAAGCATCTAGGTGGTTACCTGGATATGGTTTTTGTGCATGGGTTATAACAACTAAAAGAGATACTAATGGATTTATATATCCATCAGCAGAACTTAGAGACCCATACGATACATTTCCAGGAAACTTTGGACCTGACCAACAACCAAGAGAAATGGCTGTAGTAAGACGTGTACCTAGGTATAAACTTGCACAAATCTATCCAGAGTTTGCTAACGAAATATTAAAAGTAGATGAAGACGAAACAGCTGATAATAATTATTCAGAAACAGCTACACCGTTTATGTCTTATGAAAATAACAGAGAACAAGGTTGGGAAGACAACACATACTCTGGTGTAAGAATTATTGAATATTATGACATGGGTGGTACTTATGTAGTATTCCCAGAACGTAATATGATTCTTGACTTTATACCAAACGTATTGTCAACACCACCGTTTGTGTTTATGAAACGTATATCTTTTGACCATCTAAAAGGACAATATGACCATGTAATTGGTTTAATGTCTATGATGGCAAAAATTAATATTATGTCTTCAATAGCCATGGAAGATGCAGTATTTACAGAAACTAACATATCAGGAGAGATAGAATCTGGACAATACAGAAAAGGTAGATTTGCAGTAAATTATCTAGCTCCAGGTACGCAAGTTTCTAAACCAATGAATAACATGCCGTATCAGTTATTCCAACAAGTAGATAGATTGGAAAGACAGTTACGTATGGTTGGTGGTTACCCAGTTACTGACGACTCACAGTCACCTAACTCTTTTGTTACTGGTGCAGGGCTATCAGAACTTAACTCAACTATGTCATTAATGATTAATGAATATAGAGAAATAGTTAAACAAGCATTAGAAGACATGGACTCTAAGAGATTAGAGCTTGATGTAGTCTTATCTTACTCACAGGGAATTGCAAAGAAACCTATGGCAGGTTTTCTTAAAGGTTCTGCATTTAGTGAGAACTATAAACCATTAGCTGATATTGCTGGTGACTACAATACTAGACGTATTTATGGTGTTATGGCTGGATTTGATGAGCCACAAAAAATTGTAACAGGTTTGCAATTGTTGCAAGCAGGTGTTATAGACGTAGAAACATTACAAGATAACATTGATGGTTTAGAAAACATAGCTAAAGTACAGGAACGTATTAGAAAAAATAAAGCAGAAGGTGTTTTATTTGATTCAATACTAGCTAGGTCAGCACAAGGTGACCCTGCAGCAACAATGGCAGCTATTGCTATTTATGAGTATCCAAACGAAGTTACTGAAATTATGAAACAGTTTTATACTCCTGAAGAACCACAGATGACACCTGAACAAGAAGCTTTAATACAACAACAGATGGCACAAGCGATGGGAGGACAAGGTGGACCGCCAACAATGGCACAAGCATTTGGAATGTAATATGGAAGAATTTGTCGAAGCAGAGTTTTGGGATATGGTTTATAACGAATACGGTGTTATGGACGAATTAGATATATTATCTGAAGACATTACAGAAATTATTACACCTAGTAAAGGTATAATTATATTGATAACCAAGGATTTTTATAATGGCAAAAAATAGAACAAGTGGTAGAGGTGGTTATAGACAACCAGCAGACCCAGCTCCTGTAGCTACACCAGATAGAAATAGAACAGATGGTGGTCCAGGTAGTAAAACACAACCTCTAAGAAGAATGCCTGGTGTTGGTTATGGCGAACAAAAAGATTTAACACAACAACAACAGATTGCACCGTTACCTGTAGCTAATCAACCTGTAGTTGCACCAAACATTTTTGCACCAACAGAACGACCTGGCGAACCAGGCACTCAAGGTGTACCAATAGGACCAGGAACAGGTCCAGTTAAAATACAAGACAACACAGATACAATTTTACAAGCTATATACGAAGTTAATCCATCACCTGTTATATTAGAAATAATTAATAATAGGCAGGGTTAATGGGTTTCATTCTATATGACCGTAATGAATATTACGATATACTGCGTGGTGCTAATCAAGATTCATTACAATCAGGACAATATAAATCTGCATTAACAAATAATCAACAAATTACAAAAGATATTGAAACTTACGCAGAAAGATTTCCAGAATTGCCTGCTGATGTATCTGCTGGACTAGCTATTGCTGGTGTACCACCAGATTACGCAGCTGTAAAAGAAATAGCACAAGATATTTCTAATAACAAAGTTGTAGCTACAGCAAATTTATGGAACGAATTACAACAAAAATATCGATATGAGCATACTGAAAACAATATGAAGATGTCTATAGGTGATTTGTTAACAGGTGGTTTAATGCCAGGTGGAGCTAAACCAGGTGATGTCCAATACGGTGTATGGGCATTTGCTGCTTTAGATGCGTTATTTCAAACTGTAGGTCCTTCTGGTAAATGGTCAGTGTTATCTTCTGTAGTTAACGCTGTAACACCAGGACAACCTATGGTAGTAGGTAGGTCACAAGCATACCTAAGAGATTTAAAACAATACGATAACTTACTTAAAAAAGGTTATACACCACAAAAAGCACAAAGTATGTTGCAAATTGACCTAAGTCAAACTTCTGTAGAAAATTTAGGTAAAGATGGTGACGGTGTAGATAACATAAAAAAACACATAGATATGTTACAAGAAGCTCACGATATGGGTGGTGAACCAATATTAGCTAACATGTGGAGAAATGTAGTACAAGGTAAACCACTTAACTTTGATAGAGCTACAAAAATATCTTTAGAATCTGTTAAGGCAGAAAATACACCTTACTACAAAGATTTAACAGAAAACTATGGTATGACACCAGAAAGTGCTAGAGCTTTTATATATGAAAATATAGGTGAGCCATTAAAAGAATATGACGAAAATGGTGAGATACATTACACATCTGCATATAACCCTAACAAAGTTAACTTTTATGCAGGTAGACGTAAACAAAAGTATTTCTGGGCTGGACAAGATGACCAAGATTTCTATAGACCAGAATGGGCAAACAAAGATATCTTGCTTGAATACTCACCAGGTAAGATAACTGCATCAGAATTTTATGAACCAGGTTCAAGAGCATTTGATTTGTTGTCAGGTGGTCTTGATGCTTTCTATCAGATAGGTCCTGAAGTATTTGCAGGTAAAGGTATTAGAGGTGTAAAAAACTTAAACAAAGGTTTACGTGGTGTAAACAAAGCATTTGACTTGTTTGACAATGGTAAGTTAGTTAAGTCAGGTAAAACAGTTAAGATATCTCCTAGAGCGCAAGCTGATGAAATACTTCGTACTGTTGGTGATGAAATAGATGGACAAACAGGCAAAGGAGATATTAACAAATATCTAGACAATAGTGGTAGATTTATTAAAGATAAAGAGTATCGCAAAGATTTTACTTCTACTAGAAAAGCTTTAAAGAAACTTAAAAAAGAAAATACATTATTTGGTAGAGTTCCTAGGTTTTTTCAAACAACACAAGATGAAATACTTAATCAACCTACTAATGTTGCATTTTTTAAAGCACTTGCTGATACAGGACCAGACCAATTAGCTTATATACAAACAAATCCTATAACTAGAAACTTACCTGGACAAATACAAAAAGCTATTACACAAGAAGATGACTGGTTAAAAATACAAGATTTGTACAGTCAAATGATTGGTAAGTCAGGATTTCAAATAGCTAACAAAGCTGGACAATCTGTACCTTATACATTACCAGGTAGGTTAATTCCTAAGACTGGTTCTTTAGTTACAAACAGAGTATTACAAAAAACAGGCATTAATCCTAATGCTGCATATAGAACATTTGGTAGCTGGGCTGGTGAAAAAGCTAGAAAAGTTAGAGAAGTTATACCTACAAAACCTACACGTTTACTTAGAGTAGAAGACTCTGTTGATGAAGTAGTAGACACTATGGATAGTGTAGGCAAAACATATCTTGCACGTAAAGCTGACCAAGGTGTTATGAGTTATACAGAACAATTAGCAGAAGGTATAGAGCTACCTGCATTTGAAAGATACTTAGGTTTTAGTTCTAACTTTAATGCTAGTTACAATCCTTGGTTTAGGAAAACATTGGGCGTAATACCTGAAATGGGTATACCTCTTAACAACATTGAAGTAGGTTATAGACAATTAGGTTCACATTTACAAGTTAACGGTTATGACCCAGGTGAAGCATCTAAGATATTAAATAACTTTTTAGATATAGACCCTGGTGATAAAACAGCTATTAGAAAATTTGCTAGTGAACAATCAAGTCGTGATATAGAACTTGTTAAAGCTAGAGGTGGTAACTGGACATATGTTGCAGAAGCAGCACAAGAAATGTTTTCTGGACAAGATAAAATGAAAATATATGCTACTGGTAAAAATAACAAGATACTTCCTAACATAGGTTCTAATTACAAAGGTTATGAAATAAATGAGTTAGGTAACGCAGTTAATGATAAAGGTGAACTTGTTACTACTATGACAGCTTCATTGTTTGATGAAATGCAAGATAACATTGCACCATTACTCGACTATAGATTGCTTAACAAAGCTATGGGTAAAATGTTTAAACCTTATGAAAAAGTTGGTGAAGGTAACTATGTCAAAGCAAGTTTTAGACATGATATGAGTCAATGGACTAAGTATCATGCTCCTTGGTCTAAAGATGCAAAGAATGCTGTAAATCCTTTTGAACCAGGTGTTATATCAGTTAAAAGATTAGAAAATAATATGTTTACAAACCTTACTAATTTTTATACAAGGAACGTATTTAAACCTTTAGTACTTATGAGAGCTGCTTTCTTTACACGTGTATTTATGGAAGAACAAGCACGTATGGCTGTAAAGGGTTTATCAGGAATATACAACAAACCAATAAGTTATTTACAATGGTTAGCTGCTCATAATCCTAATTCTAAAGTAGGTAAAATACTTGAAAGTATGCCTTTATCTAAATACAAAGGTGCTACTTATAATGAAGATGCTATAGATTTTCTTATGCAAGAAGAAGTTATTGAAGCTATGCAAAAAACATTTAAACCTACTGACATTGGTCCTGCAGGTAAACGAAATAATAAATACTTAGAATATCTTGGTAAACAAAAATCAGAAATGACTATTAGTGAAATTGGAGAATCTATATATTCAGAACTTAGACACTTACGTAATGACCCATTATCACAAAAAGTTGCACAGTATGGTTATGGTTCTGAAGAATTAAACAAATGGATAATTAGTCCAGCAGGTAGAGAAGCTAGATTAATGCTTGTAAGTAAAGGTGGTAATAAATGGTCAGAAATATTAAAAGATGGTTCTGAAGCTATTGACCAACATTTACAATTTTTAGAATCAAGAATACGTATTTCTTCTGGTGGAGAAATAATAAATGGTAAAGATATAATTAAACAACTTGATGGTTCATATAAATATCAAATAAGACCTAACACAAATACAGGTAATGCTTCTATTAGAAAAATGATTGCAGAAGGTAAATTAAATAAATTTGGTACTGATGGAACTGGTAAAAAAGAAACTATTGAGTTTTTTAGTAATGAAGCCAATCTTATGAAAGAGTTTAAAAAGAAAAAAGTTGTTGATGAACTTAAAAAATATTACAACAAAGAAGATGGTATTGACCCTGGAACTATGACTGTTGTCAGAAACACTATAGATGAAACTACAGATAAAGGTTTCTTAGGACAGTTTGAAGACGCTATGGAAATATTTTATCAAAAAGTATTTGATAATTTAATGTCTAAACCAATAGGTACTTTGAATAGGTCAACAACATTTAAACAGTTTAGATGGATGTTTATTGGTGAACGATTCGAAGACTTTAGTACTGGTCTTAGAAACAAATTTATTAAAGAAGCTGTTGATTCTGGTGTACCACAATCAGTTATACAAGAGTTGCGTGGCTTTAGTAAAATATACAAACCAGGAAAAATAGACGATTATCAAGCTATGAACATAGAAAGTAAAGCTTATGGTCTAGCTGGTGTTAAAGAACTATTGTATGATACAAAACAAAAACATACTATATCTGACAAACTTGTAAATATATTTCCATTTGCTGAAGTATGGTTTGAAGTATTTCAAACATGGGGTAAATTGTTTGCACAAAATCCATATGTACTTAGAAAAGGTTATGTAGGTACTAGAGGTGCTACATCAGCAGATGCATTAGGACCTAGTTCAGGTGATGGTTTTTTTGTACCTAATCCACAAAACCCACAAGAAGATATGTTCATTTATCCATTTGGTGGGTTTATGTCTAATTTAATTTTAGATGATGAATTATCTGATGGTGAACAAGGATTGCAAATATCTCCTAGAGGTTATGTACAAGGTGTTAACTTACTTGGACAGGGATTTGTACCTGGACCTAACCCATTTGTAGCATTTGCTATAGATAAAGTATTACCTCCTATCGAAACAGCTAGCACAAAGATGGGTGCTAAGTATGGTTGGGCTAATGATTTAGAAAAAATGTTATTTGGAGATTTCCCTCCACCAGAAAAAGCAACTGATATTGTATCTATATCTCCTGTATACAAGAAATTATCTGCTTGGTTATTTACAGGTAGTGACGACTTTGATGTTATAACTGATGCAAGTTCAGAAGCAGAACGTATGAGAGCTAAAGCTACAATAGATTTGTATAGATGGGGTGTATCTGCTGGTGAACCAGAAAGATTATATAATGCTGGCAAATTAGATACATACATACAAAAACTACAACCAGGTTTAGCTTTAGGTGATGTTAACCAAGGACAAATAGAAAAAGCTTATTTAGAATATGCTAAAGAAAAATCAGGTACATTGTTTGGTTTTCAGTTTTTATATCAATTCTTTGGACCTACAGGCTTTCAACCAGAATACTTTATTGATGACGAACAAGGTAATCAGTGGGGTCAAGCAGTTCTTTATGAAGAATACACTAGGATTAGAGAAGAAAATCAAGGTAATGATATAGCTACATACAATGAGTTTTTTGAACTATATGGTGTAGAACATCCTTATTTGTTAAGTCCTAGAACACAAGCAGAAACAGGTAAACAACCTTACAGTGTACGTGTACAAAACTTTCAAAAAGAAAATTCTGAAATTTTTGATTCATTAGAACTTAGTGGATATTATTTAAATATAGATAATCCTTTTGAAGAAAAAAACTACAACGACATTGTAAGAGAAAAATCTTTACTTAGTCCTGACCAATATCGTAGAAGTGTAAACGATACTATAGGTTTCTTTAGATATAAAACATTTACTAAAAATTTAGATAAAACAGGATTAGATAGTAATACTAAAACAATTGTTAAAAGATTGTATAGAGAAGAATTAAAACTAGCTTTACCTGGATTTCAAGCTGATGAGTATGGTTTATTATCACCACCAGCTATAAAAGATATCTTTAATGAAATGAAGACACAATGGTTAGTTAATCCAGCAATTATGGAACTAGATGCAGCTAAAGGATTTGCACAAGCAATGATACATTGGAGAGAAGCAGAGGAGTTATCTGCATTATATTCTGCTACACAAAACCCTGATTGGTGGTTAACATCAGAAGACGTTAAAGCTAAAGGATTACGTATATGGATGTATAACAAAGCTAATCAAGCTATGCAAGAATATCCAGACTTTTACCCAGTATGGACAGGTGTTATGTTAAAGTTATATAGAGACGACCAGGAATATTTAGATTATTTACTAGAAAGATAATAAATGACAAAAAAATTAGGACAATTACTAGCTAAATTTAATAAAGAAGTTCTTGGTGCTGTTAATCAAAACATAGAAGATTTAAATAATATTAATGATTTAATTAAACAAGCTGGACCAAAGTTTATTGAGTATCTAGATGCTAACTGGGAAGTTAATACTGATACAGATAGAAAAGCCAAAGCTGAAGCACTAAAACAAATTAGAGGTGATGTACCTTTATCAGGTGCTATAACAAGTTTCAAAGAAGGTTTTGATGAAGAAATGTCTGGTGTTACTACAACAAAAGATAAAGTAGAAATAACTGAACCAGTTAAACCTACACAAACAGCAGCAGAGATTGCAGCTGGTATAGAAAGTGGGCCTTCAGAACCTGACCCTGATGCACCGACACAACCAGTAGAAGTAGGTAATGATTTATTAGATATTAATTTATTTGAACAAATAAGTAAAAAAGTTAACTTAGATGACCCATTATCTATTAAAACTTATATACAAAATAATCCAAACATATCACAAGCAGAATTGCAGTTTTTACAATCAGCTGCTGATGGTGCGCCATTAAGACCTGTATTAAATGCTGATGGTACAACAAGCTTATTACCTTTCGCAGGACATTTTGAAGGTACGCCTGTTACAGGGATACTAGATAACTATGCATCAGAAGATGAAATAATAGCATTTCAAAACTTTCTAACAGATAATAATTTAGTTCCAGATAATTACTTTGCAGAAAGTATTGGTGAATCTAGCGAAAAACTTAGAACATCTATACAAATGGTAATGAATTGGATAGATACCAATATGTATGCTGTAGAAGGAACAGAAACTTATAAAGCTATTATGGAAGAAACAGAGTTAGCACCTGTATATTTTTCACAAACACAAGCTAAAGTAAACGATTGGTCTTTTGCTAGAAACTTATTTAATGCTGGATTAAAAGAACTTGCTGCTAAACAAGTTAAATTAGACGAAGCTGATGAAGCAGAAGCTGCTAAAAAACTTGCTGCTGAATATATACCTCCATCACAAGGTTCATTAGAAGAAATGGTAGAAGGTTATTTTGAAGCTAAATTAGGTAGAAAACCTACAGAACAAGAGTTGGATACATGGTCTACAAACTTTGCAAGTAGTTATTCAGTTGCTTATGCACAAGCTAGGAGTAAAGCAGAAGAACTAGAAAGCTATAATTTTCTAACTGCACAACCAGAATATGCAGGTATAGGTCAATCACAAATAGAAGATTTACAAAAACAGTATCCAGGTAGAGGTAGTGTAGATTTGTCTATGTTTTCACTTGCAACTCCTGCAGAAATTAGCGAACAACAATTTGAAGATGAGTATGGTAATGTAGTAGAAGCTACACTAAATGCTAAACAAGTTAGAAAAATGCAACAAGATATGTTGACATACATGTTCGGAGGATAATGGAAGCTATAAAATCTATATTTAAAGAGTATGGTATTGATTATGAAGAAGCTATATTAGCTGGAACTATACAAGCTGTAGGTGATATGTTAGAAAAAGCTGGTGTATCTAACGCTAAGGCTGTGGCAAAAGCTGCTAAAGGATTACTAAGTAAATACGAATTAGGTAATGCAATGGTTGGTGCTGGTGAAATAGCAGGTAGACTTATGTTAGAAATGGGAGAAGAGTTGCCAAAGAATATATACAAAGGTGTTGCTTCTATATATGGACAACAAGTAGACACAAAACTAGACACACCTGATGTTATAGGTACAACTACAGAAGTACTAAATAAAGTAGCAGAACGTTCTCCTTCTTATCAATTTTTAAATGGTGTAACAAATTTATTTGGAGGAAAAAATGGGTGAAGGTCCAGTAATAGAAGGTAAAGATTTTGTTATGCCTGATGCTCCTGCCAAATTTAGTGGAGGACTAAAGTCTGATTGGAAAGGCACAGAGATAATTTATGTTGAAGGTGAAGGGTATAAAGTAATTATTGATTTAGGTAATTATTCATATGCTCTTGATTTACCAGATGACTTAACTTTAAAAGATATTAGTAACTATTACGACAATCGTACTGAACCTAAAATTACAGACAAAGAAGAAAGAGCTGCTAGAGAATCACAAGGCATTACTGTTATGTCTGAAAGTCAGTTTGAGGCTGGATTTTTAAATGGTGACAAACTTGTTAGCGTACCTGCATCTATATTGTCTATTGAAGGTGACGCTGTACAAATAGCTAATAACTTTTTAGATGCTGTAGAACAAAATCAAACACAAGTTACTTCTACATTATTAAATGATGACGAATATGTAAATAACTTAGCATCCTACTACATAGCTTCTGGTGGAGATATGGGTACAGCTATAACTAATTTTAAGAAAACAGATAAGTATGGCTCTATATTAGACAGACTTAATGTTACACAAGCACAAATTGATAGTGAACGTGCAGAATTTACTGACCCTGAACAGTTTGATAAAGATTTAATTACTTATACAGATTTATACAATCGTACAGCTGTAGCACAATACGGTTCAGAAATTCCTAAAACAGCTTTAAATTATTTAGCTGACCAAACAAGACGTGGATATTTTACACAGCAAGAAGCAGTTACACAAATACAAGGTATATTCGACCCAGCTGCAAAAATAACTATAGACATAGGTTTATTAAATGCATTAGAAGGCCAGAGTATTAAAACTACTACTGCTAAAGAAACTGAAGTACAAAACTTATTAGATATGTATATACCTAAACATTTACAAGGAGAGTTTATTGTAAGTGAAGAAGCAGGAAAAATGCGTAATAATTCACTGTATAAAGATATATTTATTAACAAACTTAAAGATACAAGGTTTCAATTTTATGGACAATATGATAGAGATATTGCCTGGCAAACAATTGTTAATGCTAAAAAAGAAAATGCATCAGCAGTTATGGGTGTTAATCTAAAAGATGATGACCCATTGTTAGACCAATTGATTACCACTAATGACTACGCTAAGGAGACAGAACTAATGAGACAAGTTGGTTTAGATAGAGGATATCAAAAAGTTAAGAATGATTTAACTAACGCAATGATAAGTACATTTGGTAATGGTGTAGTAACCAGTAGGAGTTATGTAGGATAATGGCTGCAATAATTGAAGGTGTAAACAATCAAGTTACTATTTATAAAGATGGACAAGTTACTACTGCACAAGAAGGTAGACGTGAAAATGAAACAACTTCAGAGTTAAATAGAAAATTAGCTGATGGTTGGAGTACAACTCCACAAGTTAGTACACCACCACCTGTTCCTTATAATCCACGTACTGCTAGTCAAGGATACAACTTAGCTACAACATTATTTGGTTTTATGCCTGAAGAAGTATTAAAAGCTTATGCTGCAGAATGGGTTAAAAGTGGAGATTCTAATGTAGCTATAGGTGCTACTAGACAAACTAAAGCATGGAAAGATAATTTTGGAAAGTTAATGCGTGACGATGGAACATTAGTTATGGATGAGCTTTCTTTTATGAGTGTTAAAGCTTCTTATAAACAAACACTTGCTGAAGTAGGTATTGCAGACTTTACAGACTTTGAAGATGAGTTTACTGACATGGCTACAGGTTATGAAACAGGAGACCCAGTATCTGCAGAAGAGTTTCAAGTACGTGTAGACACTGTATATGCAGGAGTTAAAGACCAAATACCTGAAGTAGAAAAACTATTTAGAGAAAGATATAACTTAACATTAGACCAACCAACTATATTTGCTGCATTAATTAATCCTAAGATACAAGATAAAGTTCTTGCAGGAGAAATAGCAACTATACAGTTACAGGCACAAGCATCATCTAGAGGGTTTACTACATCATTTGCAAGGTTTGATGAGTTAAGAAAAATGGGATTAACTGCAGCACAAGCAAGTCAATTGTATGAAGGTGCTGGAGGAATGATATCACAAGCTGCAAGTATAGGTAGAGATTTAAGTTTAGAAACACTAGAAGAAGCAACACTAGGTGATGAAGCTTCTGCTGAAAGACTTAGGCGTATTAATGCAGAATTACAATCCAAACAAGGTATACAGTTAGGCTCTGCAAAAAAAGGTGGCGAAGTTACTGGACTTATAGCAGATTAGTGTATAATAGACATTAAGCGTTGCGTGGTCCGCCAATAGACCTGCACTCAGCTTTCAAAGCCTACGTAGAAAGCTCGTATTAAAACCGTAGAGTAATGGACTTGTAGCTTATAGCTACCAGAGATACAGGTCAAGTGCATTAGGTAGCACCACGGTAAGATTCCTATGGTCTTATCTGACAGGTTAATACATAGTGGAGGTACAAAATGGAAGAATTTGATGCACCGCAAGAACATGGTGTAAAACAATTACGTGAGACTGTTGAACGTAAAGATGAGCAGCTTAAGAAACTAGAAGCAGAATTGGCATCTTTTAAAGATAAAGAGCTAAATAATGTTTTTGGTAAGTTGGGATTACAAACAGACAATGGTTTTGGTAAAGCATTAAAGCAAGTGTATAACGGACCAGTAGACATTGAGTCTATTTCCAAGTTTGCTAAAGATGAGTATGGTTATGAAGCTACTACTCAAGTACAGGAAGAAGCACAATCTGTACCTGAGCCAGTGATTCAAGACGATGCAAGGTCTAGAGTAGCTGCACTTGATGCAAATTCAGTACCAGATGTACCTGCTGGAGTAGATGAGCAGTTAGCTTACATTCTAAAGAATGGTTCTGTTAAGGATTCCTTAGCAGCAAAACTAGGGCTTATTGAAAACCAGAAAAACAATAAGTAATAATTTAATACGACAATTTAATACGGAGGTATAAAATGGCAGCAATTACGCTGACTAATAATTCAATTTACTCCCAGAAGATTAATAACTTTTCTGGTGAGTTATTCCGTGTAGGTGGTCAAAGAACTCCTTTCTTGTCAGCAACAGGAGGATTAAACGGAGGTAAGGTTTTACAATCTACTTTCTGGCAAATCCAAGCTGCTGATAGCGCTGTAGTTTCTTCTGAGCCAACAAAAGGTCAAGAAGGCGCACAGCCAACAGAGTATCTTGGTAGAGATAGAGTCGCTTATACAGGCGTTACTCAAATCTTCCATAAAGGAATTAAGATGACCTACACAGCTATGGCAACATATCAACACCAAAATCCATTCGATTTGAGTGCAAGCATTGCAAACTCATCTGATGGTGATGGAACAGTAACAGCAGCTGATAAACTCGGTTTAGCTGGTTCTAATCCAATCGTTGATGAGTTCGCAGAGCAAATGTCTTTAGCTCTTGAAAAAGTAGCTAGAGAAGTAGAATGGTTCGCATTCAATGGTACATTCGCT